AAAAAAGATATTGTAAGAAAACTATGTTATGATCTAAAACTAATGGGTCAATGTGCAATGCAAATAATTTATTCTAAAGACAGAACTAAAATTGCTCAAATAGAACATATGCCTATTGAAACATTAAGGGCAGAAAAATGTAATGAAGATGGAGATATACCAGCATACTATTATTTTAAAGATTGGTCAAAATTAAAACCAAGTGATAAGCCATTAAGAATACCAGCTTATGGAATGTCAAAAGAAAACATAGAAATATATTACATAAAACCTTATAAATCAGGCTTTTACTACTATGCACCAGTAGATTATCAAGGTGGAATACAATATGCAGAGCTTGAGGAGGAGATCAGTAACTATCATTTAAACAATATAATGAATGGTTTAAGTCCTTCAATGCTTATAAATTTCAATAATGGAACACCTAATCCACAAGAAAGAGAACTAATAGAGCAACGTATTGCACAAAAGTTCAGTGGAACAAGTAATGCAGGTAAATTTATATTATCATTTAACGACAATAAAGAAGCACAAGCAGAAATAACACCTGTTCAATTATCAGATGCTCACAATCAATACCAATTTTTAAGTGACGAATCACAAAGTAAAGTATTAGTAGCTCATAGGGTAGTAAGTCCTATGCTTTTAGGTATAAAAGACAATACAGGTCTTGGAAACAATGCAGATGAAATAAAGACTGCATCTTTGCTAATGGATAACACGGTTATAAGACCGTTTCAGGAACTTTTAATAGATTGCTTTGACAACATACTTGCTTACAATAATATAGCCTTAAACCTATACTTTATCACGTTACAGCCATTAGAATTTACTGATGTTGACAGAAGCGTACAAACAGATGAAGAAATAGAAGAAGAAACTGGAATTAAAATGTCTACTGATCTTAAAGAAATAGACGGATTAGAAGTTTACGAAACTAAAGAAGAAGCAGAAAGACAAGCTGAAAAAATGGGGTGTTCTGGTCATCACGAACACAAAGAAGGAGATAAGGTTTGGTATATGCCTTGTGAATCACACGATGAAATAGATTTAAAAAAACCTTGTCAAGCAGGATATGAACAATATGGAATGAAAGTTAAGAACGGTAGGTTAGTGCCTAATTGTATTCCGATTAAAATGTCAAGCGAACTTGGAGAAGTTATTTTAGAAAATTTAAAAGGCGAAGTAATAAATGACGAATGGGAACTTGTAGATGAATTACAAGAAGGCTCTGACATAAGCAATGAGGACTGGGCTAATATATGTATTGATGAAAAAAAGAGTTTGTTTCAACAATTAAAAGATGAAATTACTGCTAAACCTGATGGCTTTAGTTATTTAGATTCTAAAAACTATAAGATTAGATATAAGTATGTAGTAGGTTCTAAAAAACCAAGTAATTCAACAAGAGATTTTTGTGAAAATATGATGCGTTTATCTAAATCAGGCATTGTATATAGATTAGAAGATATTGACAAAGCAACAAGAGAAGGAGTTAATAAAGAATTAGGACATAAAGGTAAAGCATACGATTTATTCAAATTTAAAGGTGGAATTTATTGTAGACATAAATGGATGCGACAATTATATCGTTTAAAGAAAAACACAAAACCTTCTAAAGATTTAAGTGATTACAAGAAAACAAGAACGATACCTAAAACTTATATTAAGAATCCAAGAGGAACTAAACAATCACAAATAGCACCAGTTAATATGCCTAATCAAGGAGCATACCCAAAATAGAAAATTATGGCAACAGCATTATTTATAAATAGAACCGATTTAGTTAGAAATTCCATAATAGATGGCAACGTAGATACTGATAAATTTATACAGTTTATCAAGATAGCTCAAGAAATAGATATACAAAACTATACAGGTACAGACTAATGCTAAATACAAAACATTATTAAACACATATTTACAGCCAATGTTAATATGGGCAGCTCAAGTATATTATATTCCATTTGCAAGTTATGCTATAAAAAATGGTGGTGTATTTAAACATAGATCAGAAACAAGCGAAACAGTAAGTAAGAACGAAGTAGATTATTTAGTAGATAAAGCTCGTGAATTTATGGAATATTATTCAAGACGTTTTATTGATTTTATGTCGTTTAATCAATCAGACTATCCTGAATACACAAGTAACACAAATGACGACATTTATCCTGACTATGATGCATTATTTAATGGCTGGGTATTATGAGATATAAACCAAAACAAAAAAATATAGAAAAACTGAAAACGTTTTTAAAGAAACAAGAAATAAAAAATAAAAAATATGGCAAGTCTATTTAACACAAGAATATCAGATACTTATTCAGGTTTAATTAAAACTATTGATAATGCTGCTTTAACTTCAAGTTTAAAAGAGCTAACAGACGGTTCAGGATTAGCAAGTGGGGTATTTATGAATACAGCAGGAGATTTTAAAGTTACTGCTATATTAGAATTTGGCTCTTTAAAAGATACAGGCGAAAATATTATAATAAGCAAATTTGTTGATGCTGCAGATGGCGTTTTAAACAACGATAACGATACTTCTATACCAACAACTGCTGCTATTATAGATTATGTACAAGGTCACGTTACATTGCAGGATTTAGACTTTGAAGGAGATACTGGAAATGGTTCTGTAGATTTAGATAGCCAATTATTAGACATTGCAGGAACTGCAAACGAAATAACAACAGTAGCATTAAATCAAAAACTTACTATTTCTTTAAATTCAAGTGGTGTTGTTTTACCTAATGGTTCAACAGCTACAACACAAAGTGCTGGAGATAATTCAACAAAAATTGCTACAACATCTTATGTAGATACTTTAGATGCAGCATCTGATTTAGACTTTAGTGGAGATAGTGGAACAGGAGATGTAAACCTAAACACACAAACATTTGCAATAACAGGTACTACAAATCAAATAACAACTGCAGCTTCGGGTCAAGGATTAAGTTTAAGTTTACCTGCAACAGTACATAGAGACTTACAAGGAAACGTAACAGGTAACGTTACAGGAGACTTAACAGGAAATGTAACTGCAACATCTGTATTAGCTAATGGTGTTACTGCAACAACACAAGCATCAAGTGACGATTCAACAAAAGTAGCGACAACTGCTTATGTAAAAGGTTTAAACAATGCAAGTAATTTAGATTTTACAACAGATTCAGGAAGTGGTGCAGTAGTTTTAAATTCACAAACATTTAGTGTTTTAGGAACAACTAATGAAATAGAAACATCAGGTTCTGGTCAGGCAGTAACAATAGGTTTACCAAGTACAGTAAATGTAAATGTAACTGGTAATCTTACAGGAAATGTTACTGGAAACGTGACAGGGAATGTTACTGGAAATGTAACTGGAGATTTAACAGGAAACGCAGATACAGCTACAGCTTGGGAAACTGCAAGGGATTTATCTTTAACAGGTCAAGCGACAGGTACAATATCAAGTGTAGACGGAACAGGAAATGTAAGTGGTGCAGTAACGTTAGACAATAATTCAGTAACAAGTAAAGTATTAACAGGATTAACTTCTCCTTCTGCAAGTTCTGTTTTAGCAACAGATACAATAGTTGAAGGATTTGGTAAACTACAATCACAAGTAAACGGTTTAGCAGGTGGATTAAGATTTATGGGTTCTTGGGATGCAGATACTAATTCTCCAGTATTAAGTTCTGGGGGTGGAGAAGCTGCAAACGGAACAACAACTTCAACAACAGCAAATAAATTAGTAGATAGTTCCGCAAGTTTTACAAGTACAGTAACGGTAGGAGATCAAGTAGTAAATCAAGTAGACGGACAAACTGCATTAGTTTCAAACGTAGATAGTGATACAACACTTTCTTTAAGTGCAGATATAATGTTAACAGGAGAAGCCTATACAATAGATAATAGCCCTTTTATAACACAAGGACATTATTATGTTGTAAGTGTTGGAGGTACTACTACATTAAATGGTATATCTAACTGGACTGTAGGAGACTGGGTTATTGCAGGTGCAAACAATCAATGGACTAAATTAGATCATTCGCAAGTAGACGGAACAGGAACAACAGGAAATCTAACTAAATGGTCAGCAACACAAGTAATAGCAGATTCAATAGTTTCAGAGTCAGGAACTGCAATTACAGTAGATGGTTCTTTGGCAACAAATAGTTTTTTAAATTCAACAGGTAACTTTGCAGTAAATACAGATAAATTTACAGTAGCTGCAGCAAGTGGAAATACAGTAGTTTCAGGAACTTTAGATGTAAACGGAACAGGTACTTCAACTTTTGCAGGAGATGTAACAATAACAGGTTCAGTTAGAATAGATAATGGTAGTTCATTTACTTCTTATGAAGTTTATAGAGATAATATAAAATATGGAGAACTTGGTGGTGGTGCTAATGAATTAACTTTACAAGCAGCTAATAATAAAGATATAAGAATTGTTGATGATAGTGGAGTTGGTTTAACGATAGCAGATGGTGGAAATGCAACTTTTGCAGGTACAATTTCATCAGGTGCAATAACATCAAGCGCTAGTGTCGTTGCAAGTGGTAATTCAAACAGTTTTGGTAATACTACAACTGCAGCATTATCAGCCACATCAGGTACTTTCTCTTCAAGTATAACAGCAGCAGGTAATTCAAATAGTTTTGGAAACACAACTTTTGCAGGAAACGTAGGAATTGGCGGTAATGCTGCTAATAAATTACATATACAACAAACAAAATCAGGCACAAGTGCTGAAAATTATGATTTAATACGATTAAATTTAACAGGCACGGGAGCTATTGGAGATTCTTCAACTATTGGTTGGTTTTCAACTGCTGGTACTAAAACTGCAGG